CGTGAGGCATGTGAATCAGAGGAGACCATCAGAGACGGTGAGCCGCTATTCATCGGGTGTGACTTCAACGTAACCAAGCAGGCGGCGACTGTATACGTGCAAAGAAAAGGCGGAGCTGAGTGGCATGCCGTCGATGAGATGGTCAATATGTACGATACGCCGGATATGGTGCGAATCATTGAGAGTAAGTATCCCGATCACCCGATCTATATGTACCCAGATGCCAGTGGTAAGAGCAGAAAGACCGTTGATGCGTCGAAGTCGGATATCGCCCTGCTAGAGCAAGCGGGCTTTTGGGTGAGGGTTAACAAGCGCAATCCACTGGTCAAGGATCGCATTCTTGCTATGAACTCAGCACTGGAGCAGGGGCGAGTCAGAGTCAACAGTAAGCGATGCCCAACTACTGCCGACTGCCTTGAGCAACAGGTCTACAAAAACGGTGAGCCAGACAAATCGAGCGGCAACGATCACCAGAATGATGCGACCACGTACGTCATTGCGTACGAGATGCCAATTGTTAAGCCTGTGGCTAATGTTCGGTTCAGCTTCGCCATATGATAGAATTAACCATTATCCTTGCGAGTATAAGACATGCCTGTAAGTAACACGCATCCGCAGTATGAGCTTTACAAGCCAGTGTGGACAAAAACACGGGATGCTGTTCGTGGCTCCGTAGCGGTAAAAGAGAAGCGACACTTCTATCTTCCTGTACCCGACGCAGAGAGCAATGACGACCGGATTGGCTCTGAGACTCTCCGGTATCGGCAGTACCTCAAACGCGCTTTATTCACTAACTTTACCGGTAGAACCAAGAACGCTTTGGTAGGTGCGGCTTTCCGCAAAGCACCGACTATTGAGATTCCCGACAGTATTGATTATCTGATTGACGACGCTACCGGTGACGGCCTTGGCATGGAGCAGTTAGCTAAGGATGAGCTATCTAACCTTTTGGAGTGTGGTCGATCTCTCCTATTAGTGGACTATCCGCAGGCTGATGAGGGATTAACGGCTGAGGAAGTGGCTCGATTAGATCTCAGAGCTTCGATCATCCCCTACACCTGTGAGCAGGTCATTAATTGGAAGACCGAAACCATCGCAGGCCGCAAAATGCTTGTTATGGTGGTGCTGGCTGAAGACTATCGAACCACTGATGACGAATTCGGGCATGACATGGATACACAGTACCGTGTGCTTCGATTGCGTGAGGACGGCTACTCTCAGCAGATCTACCGTGATGATGAGCCATATACTGAGGAGTTCTACCCTCGCAAAGCTGACGGGATGACATGGAGCCAGATTCCTTGTGTGTTCGTTGGGTCAAAGAACAACGATTCCACGATTGACGATGCGCCACTCTCAGACATTGCAGACGTGAACATCGCGCACTATCGCAACTCAGCCGACTATGAAGAGTCATGCTTCCTCACGGGTCAGCCTACCCTATTCATCACCCATTCACTGAACGCTGATGACTTCTATGACATGAACCCTGAAGGCATCAAGTTAGGCTCACGATCTGGTCACGTACTAGGTGAGACAGGATCGGCAACGCTACTACAGCCATCGGCTAACCAGCTTGTAATGACTGCTATGCAGGCAAAAGAGCAGGCTATGGTTGCCATCGGTGCGCGGATAATTACTGATCGCAGTGCTAACGAGACCGCAGAGGGCGCACGTATACGCTTCGCGTCGGAAAACTCTGTACTAGGTGACATCGTGGGCAATCTTAGCGCCGCACTAGAGCAGTGTGTGCGCTGGTGTGCTGAGTACATGGGTTCACCTGATGACGTCACCATTGATATCAACCGTGAGTTCTACGACAAGTCGATTGATCCTCAATTGATTATGTCTATGGTCACCCTAATGGATCGCCAGATTATCAGTGATCAGGATATCTTCGAGCGCCTAAAGGCAGGCGGGATTATTGACGGCCAGCGATCACTTGACGACGTACGAGAGGAGTTAGGGGATTTGCCCCCTATCGACTGATGGCTAAAGTAAAGACACCAGCAGGCTATATGGTTCCCGCTAAGTATGTGGCGGGTCTCACAGGTGCAGAGCGTCAGAAGCGCCTGAGACAGCTTGATGAGATGCGCAAGAAAGGCCGCAAGCTAGGGCCGTTGGCTGGTGACAAGAAGGCCAAGAAGAAGACACCCGAAAGCCCATACACGAAGGCTTACAGGAGGCGTTTTGGCAAAGCTAAATGAGAGAGCAGAGAAAGCCCTAAAGAAGAAGGCCAAAGAGTCTAATGCGCCCTACAGCGCACTTAAGACTATCTACCTCAAAGGCATGGGCGCGGCAGTAACCAGTGGCCGACGTCCTAACGTCTCACCAAGCCAGTGGGCGATGGCTCGCGTTAACTCTGTTCTCACTGGGGGAAAGGCGCGGACAGTTGATGCGGCGCAGTGGAAGAAGATCCAAGAGCATCGCAAGAAGAAGCGAGCAAAGAAATGAAAGACCCAAGAATAAACCGCTTTAACTTAGAGGGCTTCAATAAGCCTAAGCGTACGCCTAATCACCCAACCAAATCGCACATGGTATTGGCGAAGGAAGGCGACAAGACCAAGCTGATACGCTTCGGTGAGCAGGGCGCGAAGACTAATATGACGCCCGAGCAACGTAAAGCATTTAAGTCACGCCATGCCAAGAACATCGCAAAAGGCAAGATGAGCGCCGCATGGTGGGCTAACAAGGTCAAATGGAACCCATCTAAAACCAAGCGCAAGTGAGATAGCTATGCCACGCAAAGACATGAAGAAAAGCGGTATCAAAGTAAAGAAGCCCAAGGGCAAAGGCACCTACAAGGGCAAAGGCAAGAAATAAACCCTTCCTATGAGTGCTGAGGATGACATCGCCGATGCTCTGACGCGGCACCAGATCTTTGTGCTTCGCTATGCCAGAGGGCGTGAGCGTGAGGCAGAGGACTTTGTATCTCGCACTCTCCTATCAGTTATTAGCCGCCTTGAGGACGATGACCTAACGACATTGAGCCGTGAGCGTTACCAAGACAAGGCCAGAGACTTATATCAGTATCTTAGAGCCTCTAACTCTGATTACGCTGATGAGTTCCTTGATGAGATGCGCCGCTTTGCCGGTTACGAGTCAGACTTCAACACCTCATTAGGACAGAAGCACCTCGATACGGACTTCAATCGACCCGCTCCCTTACAACTACAGCAAGCCATATTTGCGGATATCATGGGCTTAGAGCCAACGCAGGGTTACACCATTAGGGGTATGCTCGATCAGTACGGCAGACAAGGCGCTAATCTGGTCGTCGATCAGATACGTGAAAGCATTACCCTTGGTGAAACGACCCAGCAACTTACCAGCAAAATACGCGGTCTAATACCTACTCAACAGCGTAAAGCGGCCACAGTAGCGCGTACTGCTGTTAACCATGTTGCAGTGCAAGCCCGCAAAGAAAGCATGAAAGAGAATGACGACGTGCTTGACGGGTACAAGTGGTTAGCTACCTTGGACAGCCGCACATCCATGATCTGTATGGCTAGAGACGGCACCATATACAAGGACTATGACAAAGACCCTAAGCCACCGGCTCACTTCAATTGTCGGAGTACCATCACGTACATTGTTAAGCCCGAGTTTGATATCGGCGCGGATATTGTAGGCACAAGACCAGCAAAGGGTAGTGGCGGTGCCAAGTCAGTCAAAGCAAACCTCACCTATGACGATTGGTTACGCAAACAGTCAAAGGCGTTTCAGATCAGCGTCTTGGGCAAGTCACGGGCGCAGTTATTTAGGGACGGCTTAACCCTTGATCGCTTCGTTGATAATCGCGGCAACATGCTCACCTTGGAACAGCTATCAGATATGGATTTTGAGTTTTCCGGTGTGTCGGTTGAGCAACTAGTTGCTGATATACCTATTGTGGAATCTTCGTTTGATTTAAGTGTTAAGTTTTCCGCGTCAAGCGCCACGGCCCAAGAGTACCAAGACAAGCTATTCAGTCAGACAAGTGACCGTACAGAGGCCGTAATCAGAAAGGCTTTGTTGCCCAAGATTACTGACACTCGTGGTAAAGGCGCTATTTATGATGCGTGGGAACGAGAGATAAACTGTTCAATTGACCGAGGGAGAGGTCTGAGCTTTATCCACGAATACGGCCATCATATA